TATGGTTTACCAAAGATTATTGATAAGACTATTGTTTCTATAAGAGAGCATGATGATAGAGTAAGTGCCAATACAAAATATGATGGTCAGTTTTCAAATCCAGAGGATGGAACTTCTTGGTTAATTAATAGAGAAGAAATTGAATACCTTTGGCATAAGTATGGTAAACCAGATGAAAGATAATTTAAAAGATGTAACTTTTATTATTCCTGTAAGGATTGAATCTGATGACAGACTTAGGAATGTCATTACATCTCTGTGCTATCTAAACACAGTATTTGATACGAACTTTATTATACATGAGCATGATAAAGAATCTATCTTTTTTACTTCAGCTCTTCCACAAATTGAAGAATATTGTGAGGGTGATATTTTTAATATCAATCATTCCTTTATTCAAACTGATGACCCATTGTTTCATCGACAAAAGGTTCTCAATGATATGTTGATGGAGGTAGAAACTTCTGTTGTTGTAAATTATGATACAGATATTTTACTTGATAGAAACTCCTATAAAGAAGCATATAAATTAATTAGGGAAGGTGCTGATCTTGTGTATCCTTATGCACAAGGACTTGCTCAACAAAGAGTAAACGCAACCGATGAAGTCGTATCTGATTTTTTAAATAATGATTTCGATTTTAAAACCTTGACCGATGTATCTACTCGTTATGACGCACAATATGGATTTTGTCAATTCTTTAATACTAAGTCTTACATTGAGGGTGGTATGGAAAATGAAAACTTCAGAGCATATGCACCAGAAGATGTTGAAAGATACCACAGATTCAAAAAGTTAGGGTATAATGTACAGAGGTGTGGTAATATAGTATACCACTTAGAACATTCCCGAACTGAAAACTCTTGGTTCAATAACCCACATATGGATCATAATAATAAGGAGTGGGAAAAAACCCAAAGATTTGATAAACACCAACTAAAAGACTACATTACTAATCTTCCATACTATGTTTCAAGAACTACCACCACCAGTAATTAAAAATAAAGCAGTAGAAAAACTAAGAGGATTTGGTCCTGTCTACTGTATCAATCTTGATGGTCAACCAGAGAGATGGGAATACATGGAATCTCAATTTAAAGAATGGGAACTCACTGATGTAACCAGAATTTCTGCATATGATGGTAGAGATGATGACCTTAGTGATGTACTTGCTGGTAGGTATCCTGAGATGATGACCTCTGGTGAAATTGGATGTGTTACTTCTCACCTTAAGGCAATCAAGACTTGGTTAGAAACATCTGATAGTGAGTATGCAATCATGATGGAAGATGATTGTGATATGAGTATTGTAAAATCTTGGAGATTTACTTGGAAACATGTTATGTCTAAGTTACCTTATGACTGGGACATTTTCCAGATGGCAATTATCAGTACTACAACTATTCATGCAAGACTTCATGAAAGATTTGTAAATGATTTCTCTACTGCCTGTTATGCTATTCGTAGATCCCATGCAGAAAAACTAATGCGTTTTCATGAAAGACGTAATGGTAAATGGAAACTTGATAGTGGAGTCAAACCACGTCCAGTTGCTGATGACTTACTTTATAATCCTGGTAAATCTTATGCTATGCCATTGATGCTTTATCATATTCCTTTAGGTTCTTCAATTCACCCAGAGCATGTTGATGTTTTCCATCGTAGTAGTTACATGGGTGTTAAGAACTTTTGGGATCAACAAGCACCTCAGTTGGATTCAAAAACTTTAGATGGTTTATTTGATTATGACCCATACTTAGGAAGGGTAGCACCATCTTCAGATGTTGAACCAACACCTGTAGGTAAAGAAGCAAAAACAGAAGAAGTTGAACTTGATAAATAAAGCAGCATTAAAATATAACTATGGCAGATACTAAAGTTGAGAAACCTAAAGGTCCTATTGGCAAACTTAAAGATGCAATGGACGACAAGGAAGAGCAACTTGCTATTCTTAGTACGTTTGTACGATTAGGTATCTTGATCTGGTCTGGTGGAATATTGACATTAAATTATGTTACAATACCAGGATGGGAACAAGACAAAATTGATCCGACCTTCATAGCTTCAGTGTTTACGGGAGTTACAGCTACTTTCGGTGTCCAAGCTGGGGGTAAGAAGAAGAGTTCTAGTGGTGATGGTGCACAGATATCAAAGAAAGATATGGAAGCATTAATTGAAAAGGCATCTCAATCAGCACCTACACAAACAATTAAGTTAGAAGTTCCTGCAGTTAAAATTAGTTCTTAAACATGAATAACATTGGATTGGAAGTTGTCTTCTGGACAACATTATCAATTTACTTACTTGCAAAGGTAGGTGTATTTAAGAAATGACCGTGGTTCACGGTGTGAATATTATGGTACTGATTTTAGTAATATCAGTTACAATTGTGATAGCCTATATAATGAAATATGCTTTTGAGGAATTAAACGATGCAGAAACTGATTAATGGAATTGCTATTGCAAGTGGTATTGTATCTCTCACCGTTGTTGGTATTGGTGGTTACGTATTCATACGCAAGGATGCGATTATCGAAAACATCAAAACAAAAATTACAGAAGCAGCGTTAGGATCTGTTACTGGATCTCTTCCATCTTTATTACCAGATGCAACAGGTCCTGTAATGCCATTAAATCCTACTGCTGTTGAAGCACCAATACCAAAATTATAAGAGGTTATTATGAAATTGGATATTAAATGGATATCAATTGGAGTTGTTGGTAGTCTCTTTGCAGTATCTCATCTAGGAATGATAGGATATATTGCTAGTAGAAAGACTGAAAGTCAGTTACCTAAGTTAGACATACCAGTAACACCATATACATCCTATGTTGTACAGGCAGATAAGGAAGGATATAAGTTAAGTTATACTGCTAATGATCCTAAGACAGCATACATCACTAAGGACATCAAAGAGAAAGGTGGTTTCTTAGGTCTTGCAAATGAAACTACTAAGGTAGTAGAAGAATACTTCATGGATGGTCAGATCAACCAAGGAGGTCCTGTTTCTAATCATAGGTCTTGGATTGATATGCAACCTGGTTTGACACAAGAACAATCAGCAGCAGTATCTGCTGCACGAAAAAGTGAAGCCTGTATCAAAGCAATCGGATCAGCAGAAGGTACAGGTCGTCTTGTTGGTACAAGCATTGGTGCGGCTGCTGCTCCTTCTCTCAGTAGTATCCCCTTTGTTGGTTGGGTCGCTGCTGGTTGGGTGGCAATGTTTGGCGGTAATCAGGGAGCTGATATAGGTGGAAATATGGCGGAGGACTTGAATAAAAACTGTTAATGGAAATAAAAGAAATTAATATTGCGGGTGTCGGTGTACCTGACATCCCTATTATTCATCCTTCTTTCCAACCACCAATTGTTCCATGGGCACCACCTGTGACAGTAAACATTGGTAGTCCAATAGTTGATATGCCAGGTTGTGTGGAAGCACACCCAGAAGATAAAGGTAAAAGTCCCTCTCTTCCTAAGGAAGATCCTGATGGGACTGTTACTTTATGTGATGGTCAGTATCCATCTTATGATGCGATGGACTATCAACCAGAGCAATTAGTAATACAAAGAGAAGTTCCACCACCAGAGGTTGAACCCCCACCAGAGGTTGACCCACCACCAATACCTGATACTGGTAACGTAGGTGGAGAGAAAGAGGTTGAGTGTCCTGCACCTAATCAACCACGAGTGGGTGACTTAACACAGAATGGTAGTGAGAGAGTTATAGGACATGAAGTACAAAATGGACAATGTGTAGTATTGTATGAAGATACTACTACAATGGAAAAATTTTTACCATCTACAAATCAGGTCAGCACCACAGCAGCGATAGCAGTGGTCGCAACCGCAGCAGCTGCTGCAACACCATTATTATTGAGAGTTATAAAACCCGTTATTAAAAAACTTACTACAACTGTACAAAAGAAATTGGGTAAGAAAGTTACCCCTCCTACCCGTGCAGAAATAAAAACTAATGAATATCGTGCGAAGAAAGGTTTACCACCTTTGAAGAAAAAATAATTATTTACCGTATCCTATTGATATTTCTTTTAAAACACTTGCCTTATTAGACGGAGTAACAACCTTGGCAGGTACCTCCTTAGGTGTTATCTCATGGTTATGTGGATGTGTATGTCCTGGTGGATTGTTTACCACTACATCAGCACATACTGCATAGTAAGGAGACTTTGGATGGAACATAATTCCCTCCTTTAACAATTGTCCACAATTTTTTAATCTGGCTATCTCAAAGTCAAGTCTCTTATTAGCAGTGTTTTGTACCATATATGCTATATTTGCTTCTGCTGCCTGTTTACATTGCTCTTGTAAATCCTTATCTAATGGTGTACTCCATGTCATGGAGAAACCTGCACTTAAACTATAATTATCTTTTTGACCTGTACGAGTAGGAACATGATAGAGGATGTCACCTGGATTATCTGGTGCACCATCATCATCTAAGTCACGCATGTCGTACACTGGCGAATTATAATATCCCTCATACGGTTTTGTCCATGATGCATTCCCTGTTAGGAATGGTGTAAAATTTCTGGTGGGTCCTTGACACTGTATACCACCACCATATGTGTTTGTTATATAAGGACCTTGTAAAACTTGTATTGCCTGGTTGGTTACTGAGCCTGAAGAATTCGCGATCGGCGATGCAGTTGCACTTACCCCGCCAATGCCCTCAGCAAAAGCATTAATAGGATGAAGACCAAGACAGATTCCACTTATTGCGAGAAGATGCTTGTAGTGTCTGTTACGCTTGTTACTTCTGTTACCCTTTGGATGATCGTGTGATTTTGTAAACCAGGACCTGAGTACGTTTCCGTAAACTGGAACGCTTCTCCTGCGTTTGTCTGTGTGAAGGTTGGTTTGTTTGTTATTCCCGTCCATGATGATGTCACGCCATTAATAGTTACATTGTTAGTACCAGTGGTAGGTGATAAGTTACCACTCGCTGTTACCCCTGATCCCGTCGAGGTGTATTGATACCCCGTAGAATAATCCATCGAATTTATTGTCTCAGTCACTGTCGAAGTAGTCTCAGTATGAGACGTCATCGAGCCTTGGGTGAAATTTGGCACCACAGGCACTGCTATGACTGGGTTTATGCCACCCATAGCAGCAACTAAAAGGAATAATTTAAGACTATTAAGACTATTCCTCATAGTTTATCAGTCTATTACTGTGATTTCCGTTACGAATTGTCCTGTAGCCACGGTACCAGCTCCACCAGCTGTTACTGCGACCGCCCCATCTTGTCCAATAGTACCTGCAAGATCACCAGCAGAACCAGCAGCATAAGAAGTCTGTGAACTGAATGCACTAACAGCACCTACAGTAGGAGCAGTTGTTACCAAAGCGTCCCCTTGGGTGAATGAAGTACTAAATGAGAAATTGTCCCCACTAGTTGCACTTGTCTGAGTAGCTTTGATAGTACCTGGTCCGTAAACACCAGAAGCAATAGTACCACTACTCAGTACACCTGAAGTAGTACCATCTGTTGTTGTAACGTTAGTTCCTGAAATAGCGTAACTATTCCCAACTCTTGATGCAGTTGTACGTGCTGCGTCCACGGTAAGTTGTACACTGGATGCATGTTTAGTCACAAGACCACCTGCGTGGGCAGTGCCAGCAGACAACAAAAGCATGATAACGGGCAATAATTTTTTCATTGGAATTTTTACTCTTATTTCCCTATTGATATATAGGTACTTTTACATTTGATAATCCTGACATAAAAAGTTGACAAAATTTAATGTTTCCTATATAATTATGTTACGTTTCTTAACAAAACTTAAATGACTGTTACAACTGAATCAGGTGGAAGGCAGAATATGTATCCCACTGAACCAAAGCCTTACATCGATGAGAACATCTCCTATGAATCATGGGCAAAAAATGCCGAAAAGATCAATGGTAGATGGGCAATGTTAGGTTTAGTTGCTGGTTTTGTATCATACATTACCACAGGAAACTTCTTCTTTGGTGGACTCCTAGGATTCTAGGTCTTACACATTATTGACACACTTTTAAAAAAAACAAAGGAAAAACTCATGACTCCAGAAGCAGAAAGATTTAACGGATGGGCAGCAATGCTTGGTTTCGTTGCAGCAATAGGTGCATATGTTACAACAGGACAAATCATTCCTGGTATTTTTTGATACAGACATGCAACACATTCTATTCACAACATTGGTCACAGCATACCTCGTATCAGGGGTAGGATCAGTAGCATTTGCCTAGATAAGGTATTCCTTATTGTAAAAACAAATGCCTAACCCAGATGCTCTATATCAGGACATGCAAAAACTTGACGATATGTACGAAGAGTTACTTTGGAATCCTGATGATGAATTACAATTCACACATGATGGTCAACGCATCATTATTATAAACAAAACTCAAGAGGCACAAAACTCATGAAAAAAGAAGTAGAAAAGGAAAAGTTAGTTGCTGAAAAACTTAATGGTAGACTAGCAATGCTAGGTATCATTGCAGGTATCGGTGCTTACTTAACAACAGGTCAACTAATTCCAGGTTTCGTATAATGAAACATTGGATTTTTGCAGAAAAATTAAATGGTAGACTAGCAATGATAGGTCTAGTCGCAGCAGTAGTTAATTATGGTTTTACTGGTTGGATTGCACCTGGCATATTTTAATATGGCAGAGTACGAAATTGCTGCACAATCCTTTCCAATTTGGAAAGCAGTGCTCTGGGTTTTCTATCCCGTAGGTGCACTGGTCGCCATCGAATACTTTTTACGTTCAGTAAATGACGATGACGACGATGATGGGGGCGGTGGAACTCTAGTTCCTGCATACAACCCTATCTAAATAAAGTAGTAAAGAATTAACAGAAAGATGGCAATTGAAGTAGGTAGTAAGATCCCAATGACTGCAAAGGTGGGGTATCCCTCCAATGGGACATGGGAAGTTAATGGTGAAACTTTTGATAAGTATGATATTGCTGATGCTTCAGTAATGTTTGAGAACCAGAGAGTAGTTCTTTTTTCACTTCCTGGTGCATTCACACCTGTATGTACTACTAAACAACTTCCTGCATTTGAAGAGAAGTATGATGAATTAATTGCTGCAGGTGTAAATGATGTATATTGTATTAGTACAAATGACCCATATGTAATGGCAGCATGGGAAACATTCCTTGAAGTTGAGAAAGTAAAACTTCTTTCTGATGGTAATGGAGAAATAACAGAAGCATTAGGGATGATGGTTGATAAATCAAATGAGTGTATGGGTAAACGTTCTTGGAGATATGCTGCTGTAGTTAATAATGGTGTAGTAGAACAGGTATTTGTTGAGCCTGGAATGGTTGATAATTCAGAAGATGACCCATACATAGCAAGCACACCAAGTGCAGTTCTTCTTTGGTTAAAATCTTCATGAGTTATTTTCATGCTTTACAAATGTTCTTTGTGATATTTTCGGGAACCGTGATATTAACTTCACTTTTCGTAGTAATGATGTCCTCGATAATGGAAGATAGAAATATATAATATACCGTATAGTAAGAAAAATGAACGGCAGACTAGACAAAGTTGCGATGACTAATAAGTTAATGCAACTTAAGAGAGAATTGCATTATAAGTGTGAGATTGGTGAAAAGGGAGAGTGGGAGTGCAATGGTGCAAATGAATACCTTAATAGAGTCTTTGATATATTAGATGAATATTGGCAGTAAATTAGTAGTTAATACTTATTGACAAATCCTTAACAAAACTTTATAATAAATAACATAGTGAGGAAACCCTCACATATTCATACACCCGTTTAACCGAGACCTATGGGTGGATAAATTACGTCTCTCATATCCTGTAGTGAAGGGATTACAGGAAATAAAGTATCGCTCTACCCTTTGAGCCCTACTTAAAAACGTCCTAATAATGGCAACTCTTACAAGACAAGGCAGACAAGGTGGTCTACTTCAAGGCTGGCCTGAGTTCTGCGAATGGGTTACCTCAACAAACAACAGACTTTATGTTGGTTGGTTTGGTGTCCTAATGATTCCATGTTTGCTAACAGCAGCAGCATGTTTCATCGTTGCATTCATTGCAGCACCTCCTGTCGATATCGACGGAATCAGAGAACCTGTAGCAGGTGCTCTAATGTATGGTAACAACATCATCTCTGGTGCGGTTGTTCCTTCATCAAATGCTATTGGTCTACACTTCTATCCTATATGGGAAGCAGCAACAGTAGACGAATGGTTATATAACGGTGGTCCTTACCAACTCGTTATCTTCCACTTCCTTATTGGTATCTCTGCATACATGGGAAGACAGTGGGAACTATCATATCGTTTAGGTATGAGACCATGGATCTGTGTAGCATACTCTGCTCCAGTATCTGCTGCATTCGCAGTGTTCCTAGTGTATCCTTTCGGTCAGGGTTCTTTCTCTGATGGTATGCCTTTAGGTATCTCAGGTACGTTCAACTTCATGTTCGTGTTCCAAGCAGAACACAACATACTAATGCACCCCTTCCACATGGCAGGTGTTGCAGGTATGTTCGGTGGTAGTCTCTTCAGTGCAATGCACGGT